ATGTTGCCACTATATTATCAACAAGGGCGGCGGTAACATATCGGCAGACCAGTTTCTAGGAGAGTCAACCCGCCGCCACAACTTACCAGCAGCGTTTCTCTTTCCAGTGTCGTGATGATACAGGGCCGTTATGAAAAAGTTGCTCGCCTCCTTTGATCTGCAAGATGTCCAGCTCGTGGCCGGGATTACCTCCCTCGGTTACGGGCTGTACCTCGTTTACCCTCCCGCAATGTTTATAGCAATTGGAATTATCTTCTTATTCCCTGTTTTGTTACATCCTTGGTTGTGTCCTCGTGGTAGCAACTGATGGGCACGATCTCTCGCATGTTTGCCCCTCAAGCATCGCTATCAAGTGACGATATCCGCCGCGCTCTGATGGATGCTGGCGTTTCCGGTTATTCTGGTTTCGGTACGTCCGGCAGCGGAGTTACCGTTTCACCTCATACGGCTATGTGTGTATCGGCATTTTTTGCGTGTGTTTTGGTCATTTCTCAGACAGTCGGCAAGCTCCCCCTGATTATGTACCGGAAAAACAAGCCCGGCACAGGCGGAAAAGTCGGCAGAGAAGAGGCCGTAAACCATCCGCTTTATCACCTTATCGGCGCAAAGCCAAACCGTTTCAATAATTCGCAATCGTTCAGAGAAATGCTGACCGCTCATACCTGTTTGCGCGGCAATTCCTTTGCTTTTATCGAGCGCGTAGGCAATGGCCGGGTGTACGGGTTGTTACCACTGGAAGCGTCCGCAGTCGGTATCAATCGCGACCCTCAAACGTGGGAAGTCACCTACACCGTAAGCCAAAAAGATGGTGTCAACGGCACTTTCGGCACAGATCAGATATTCCACTTGATGGATATGACGTTGAACGGCTACCAGGGCATTACACGGATATCTTACGCAAGGGAAACTATCGGGCTGACTTCTGCTGCTGAAAAGTTTGGTGCAACCTCATTTAAAAACGGCGTCAAATCGTCCGGCGTCTACAACTCCAAGAAAAAGCTTGATGATCCAGCATTTGAGCGCCTCAGAAATGCGCTAAATGAGGGCTTTTCTGGCGATAATTCGCATAAAGCGATGATTGTGGAGGGTGATGATACATGGACACCCTCTCAAATGAGCAACATAGACGTGCAATATATGGAGCTTAGACAGTTCCAGATTCCAGAAATAGCCCGTTTTTTTGGTATGCCGCTCCACAAAATACAGGATATGAGCGCGTCAACGAACAATAATATTGAGCAAATGGCGCTTGAATTCTACACGGATTGCCTCATGCCGTGGCTTGTACGATGGGAGTCTGCGCTTAATACTCAACTCCTGACCGTTGACGAGCAAAAGGAATATTTTTTCAAGTTCGATGTTGACGAGATCCTCCGCGCCGATATGAAGTCACGTTTTGAGGCTTATGCGTCGGGCATCTCTTCCGAAATTTTAAACCCGAACGAGTGCCGAGAGTGGGAAGACCTTAACCCTTATCCTGGTGGAGAGGTCTATCTGAATAGGAATACAAAACCGGCTCCACCTATTGGAGAGGGGGCGAAAAATGTCAAGTAAATCATGGTTCAAGTTTGAGAATAAGGCCGATGAAGATTCAACCACGGTCTGCATATACGATGAAATTTCTGCATGGGGAATTACCGCAAAAGACTTTATCGCAGAACTTGATGGGGTGAAAACCAGATCGATCACCCTAAAAATTAACTCTCCTGGCGGCAATGTTTTTGACGGTATCACTATCCATAACGCGTTGAAGAGTCATTCCGCAACGGTTAACGTGCTGGTTGAAGGTTTAGCGGCGTCAATCGCATCAATTATCGCCATGTCAGGTGACGAGATCAGGATGGCTAAGAACAGCTTTATGATGATCCACCGCGCCAGCTCTATTGAATGGGGCAATGAAGAGGCCATGACAAAGATGGCCGAAACTCTGAGAAAGATCGACAACACAATGCTTGAAACATATCAGGCGCGAACTGGCGGCAAGACTGAGGACATCAAGCAGATCATGGCAGGGGAAACATGGCTCACCGCTGACGAATGCCTAGAAAAAGGATTTTGCGACGTTGTGGGAGATTCAACAGAAGTGAAGGCAAGGTTTGACCTGTCAAAATTCAGCCATGTACCGCAAGCCGTGGCCGCAATGAATATCAGCGCGGGGGAAGAAGTTCCGCCAACAGAAAGAGAAGTAGAGCAAATCCTGCGGGACGCAGGAATAAGCAAAAGAGCGGCAAAAGCTGCTATTTCCGTTATGAAAAGCGCCAGCCGGGACGGTGAAGTGTCAAAATATGCGGAAAAAGAGCTTATTGCAGCACTCAAAAAACAAACCCTTTTGATTAAACTGAGAAGTTAAAAACCCTAAAATGGAGCGTCGAGAGACAGCACCGAAGGAGTAACAAAATGAGTGTAGAAATACTCAAAGCATTTGAAGAGTTCAAAGCCGCAAACGACGAGGCATTGAAACAGATTGCCGCAAAAGGTCACGCTGACCCGTTGCTGGTCGCCAAAGTTGACAAGATCAACGAAGACATCACCGCAATGGAAACCAAAATCCAAGCCCGCATTGACGATGTTGAAGCCACAGCAAAACGTCCCGGAGCTGGCATGTCTGCCGAAGAGAAAGCAAAAGCCGAATACAAGACCGCTTTCAACGCTTTTGCTCGCAAAGGTGACTTCCAGGCCGCGCTGTCCGTTGGATCTGACCCCGATGGCGGATATTCCGTACCGATTGAGGTCGATAGCAACATCCTCAGTCTCGAACGTAATGACGTCGTTATGCGCCGTTTGGCAAATGTTGTAACCCTCGGCACTCCGAATTACACAAAGCTGGTAAACAAGCACGGTGCTACTTCTGGGTGGGTCGGAGAAACCGAAGCCAGACCAGAAACCACAACCCCATCACTTGCAGCGCTCACTCCATTCTGGGGTGAACTGTACGCTAACCCTGGCGCAACTCAGCAGATGCTGGATGACAGCTCATTTAATGTTGAGGCATGGCTTGCGTCTGAACTCGCAGCCGACTTTGCCGCCGCTGAGAATGACAAGTTCATCAACGGCCTTGGCATCCTCTGCCCCAAAGGTATCTTGGCTTACGCGATGGCACTGACTGCCGATGCGACCCGCGCTTTTGGATCTGTCCAGTATATAAAGACCGCCGAAGCTGCAGCATTCAAAGCAGCGTCTGCCACTTTCAACCCTGCTGACAATCTGATTGACATGCAGAGCGCACTGAAATCCGCTTTCGCCGGAAATGCAACATGGCTGATGAACTCCGGAACACTCGGAACTATCCGCAAGTTCAAAGACGCAGTAAACGGCGCTTATATCTACCAGCCTTCTCTGGTACTTGGCACTCCTGCAACGCTGCTAGGTAAGCCGGTAGAAATAGACGAGAACATGCCAGCAATCGCCGCCAATGCATTCCCTGTTGCATACGGCGACTTCAAACGCGCTTACACAATCTGCGACCGGATCGGTACTCGAGTGCTGCGTGATCCGTTCACTAACAAACCTTACGTCATGTTCTATACGACTAAGAGAGTTGACGGCCATACCTTTCCATAGGCTGGCATGACGCGCCCAGGTGTACTATCGGTATCAACTACATAGTGCGCTGCATCCAGCGTAGTCAAAACTCCATCTTCCGACACATACTTGATCGAGACTACCGATTGCAACGGCGGCAAGGGTATTTCCAGCGCGGCAAACTGGTTATTCCGTGACGAGCAAGGGAATACGTCAAGAACCAGATCAAGCGTCTGTGTAATCAGCGCCCTGCGGAGGTCGTTTTCTACTCTCTGTTTGACGGCTGTTATGTAACTGCCAACAAGTGCACTTTCGCTAGTCAATGTAGCGCGTGTCTGTGCCTCCACGTCTGATAACGTGATAGGTTCGCATATTGGCGCTGTGACGAGTTTGACGGTCATTTACATTCCCTGTACTGATGCTGTAGCAGCGCCTAAAACAATAGAAACGCTTTCACCGGTCGCTAGGCTGGTCAATGGTATCAAGTTGTCAGAAGATGACCGCAATGGATACGTTTTGCCGGAATCGGAATTAAAATAATATGTCGCATCCACGGTTGGATCGACTCTTAAAAATCACCCCCGTACTCGGCTATTTCGCCGCAGGCGTAACCAAACGAACCAGTACCATCATTGATATGGATGGTTTCGACGGCGTTGTATTCGCCGCAGTTCTTGGCACAACCATTGAAAACGGGACTGTTGACGTATTTGTCGAGCAGCACACACTCAATCAAACTTCCGGCATGGCGCGTGTGGCCACAACCACCGTCTACACTATCCCGGCCTCCCCTGCTGCCCTGACCTCAATCCAGGTTGACGTACAGAAACCGCGTGAGCGTTACCTACAGGCGAACATTACACCCGCCAGCCAGAACGCCGTCATTTGCGGCATGGTAGCAATCCAGTACAAAGGACATCTCTGCCCGGTGACTGTTGATTCAACAGTTGTCAAACAAACAAAGTTGATTTCTCCGGCAGAAGCATAAACCCGACGGGGCGGCCACGGTCGCCCCTGATTTGAGGCCAAA